ATGAGCGCCGCGCCGTTCCGGTTCTCCGGCTATGCCAGCCTGTTCAATCTGGCTGATCTATCCGGAGACCGCGTGATGCTCGGTGCCTTTCACCGCTCGCTGACCTCCCGTGGCGCTGCTGGCATCCGCATGCTTTGGAATCATGACCCCGCCGAACCCATCGGCGTTTGGACATCGATCAGCGAGGATGTCTTCGGGCTGAAAGTGGAAGGTCGGCTGACCGACAATGTAGCGCGGTCCGCCGCACTCACCCACCTGATTCAGGATGGTGCGCTGGATGGGCTTTCCATCGGTTTTCATACAGTGCGCTCAGATCGGCCCAAGGCGCAGGGAAGCCGAAAACGCGCCCGCCGCCTGATCGAAGTTGATCTCTGGGAAATCTCCCTGGTCGCTTTTCCCATGCAGCCGGGCGCGCGGATCACCCGCTTCGCCCCTCCCGAGATGCCCGCAGGCGATCCCAGTCCCGCCCTGTTGCCTGTTCCATCACTTGCTCCCTCTCTTGCCTCTCTCCCCCTTTGAAAGGAACCTTGCATGACCAAGCCAACTGAAACCAAGGCCAAAACCCAAAACACTCTGTCCGAACCTGGCACCGAGCCTCAGATCATTGCCTCCATGATGGAAGCGCTGAGCGCCTATCGCGATGCCAATGATGAGCGCCTGGATGCGCTGGAACGGCGGGGGGCAGCCGATCCGCTTTTGGATGACAAGCTTGCCCGTATCGATGCCGCGCTGGATGCCAACACCGATAAGCTGAACCAGCTCTCGGCCGAGGCCCAACACCCACATCTAGCCCAACACCCGCATCTGGCCCAGCGCCCACACCTTGAAACATCATCAGCCGTGCCACTGCGCTCCGAGCATGCGCAGGCTTTTGAAAGCTATGTGCGGTCCGGCGCGACCGGCCTGCAGCTCAAAGCCATGGAGTCGGGCACCGATGCCGATGGTGGCTATCTGGTGCCGCAGGACGCCGAAAGTACCATTGGCGATCATCTTGCCGCCCTTTCACCGATGCGCTCGCTGGCCACAGTGCGCCAGGTCTCGTCCACCGTATTCCGCAAACCGGTAACGACCGAAGGGTTCGATGCCGGCTGGGTGGCCGAGAACGCGGCCCGCCCGGAAACCGGTTCGGTGGTGCTTTCCGAACTCACGTTCCCAACCATGGAATTGTACGCCATGCCGGCGGCCACCGCGACGCTGCTCGATGATGCCGCCATCGACATGGATGTCTGGCTGGCAGGCGAGGTTGACGCCGCTTTTGCCGAGCAGGAATCGGCCGCATTTGTGACCGGTAACGGCAGCTCACAACCACAGGGTTTCCTGTCAGCTACCACGGTGAATGAGACCAGTTGGACCTGGGCCAATATCGGCACCATCGCAACCGGTGTATCGGGTGACTTTCCCGCCTCCGATCCCTCGGACGTGTTGATTGATCTGGTCTATGCGCTCAAAAGCACCTACCGCCAGAACGGCAGTTTCATCATGAACCGGTCCACTCAGGCAGCGCTGCGCAAGATGCGCGATGCCGATGGCAACTACATCTGGACCCCGCCAGCGGCCGCAGGTGCCAGAGCTGCGCTGCTCGGCTTCCAGGTGGTGGAGATGGAGCATATGCCGTCCATCGCCGCGGATGCCGACGCCATTGCCTTCGGTGACTTCCGCCGCGGCTATCTGATTGTCGACCGGATCGGCGTGCGCCTGCTGCGCGACCCCTACACCGCCAAACCTTATGTGCTGTTCTATGTCACCAAGCGTGTGGGCGGCGGCATTCAGGACTTTGACGCGATCAAACTGCTCTCCTTCTCAGCCTAGCACATCCTCCCAAGTACGGCTGAGCTGCAAACGGCCCGTTCCCACCTCCAACATCCGAGGTAAGGCGCGGGCCGTTTGCATTCGTCTCTCTCTTTTTCATTTCTGGAGTGTCGCAGATGACGCTGGTGCAACTGACAAGTCCTGCCGTTGAGCCGGTGGGCATCGCTGATTTCAAAGCCCACGCCCGCATTGACGGCGACGAGGAGGATAGTCTTCTCACCGCCATGTTGCTCGCCGCCCGCGTGCACGTGGAAACGCTCTCGGGCAAGTGCTTCATCACCCAGACCTGGCGCATGATCGCCGACACCATCCCCCGTGACGGCCGCATGGCGCTGCTGGTCCGCCCGGTTCGCTCCGTCGATGCGGTGACGATCTATGCCGGCGATGGCACGCCCGATGAACTGGAGCCGGAAGACTGGCTGGCCGATCTGGGCGGGCGCTGGCCGCGCCTGCTGCTGCGCCGCCCGGCCGCCACGCGCATGCGGGCGATGAACGGGATCGAGATCGACGTGACGGCCGGCTATGGCGACAGCGGCCTCGACGTTCCCTCGGTCCTGCGCCACGCCATCGTGATGCTGGCGACCCATTGGTACGCCCACCGCGCCACCGGGTTCGACTTTGCCGCCGCTGGTGAGCCGGACGGGCTGTTTGAGCTGATCGAGCCCTATCGCGAGGTGCGGCTGTGAGCGCCGGTAAGGTCAGGGATCCCGGCAGCCTGCCACTGCGCGTTGAGGTTCTTGAACCAATTGCCAGTGATGATGCGATGGGTGGGGCCGGAGTGGTTTTCACCGTGCACCACAAGCTATGGGCCGCGTTCAAGGCCGATGGACCGGCCCTGCGCAGCGCCGCCCCGGTGCGCAGCGCGCTGACGACTGGACGGTTGACGGTTCGCATCGGTAAGGCCCCCGCCATCGGCTGGCAGGTTGCCTGGGTACAGGTCGGCATCCAGCGCACAATGGAAATTGTGGCCGTGGAGCCCGGAAGCCCTGAAAACCCGTTCGATGTCTGCGCGCTGCGCGAGGTGGCATCATGAGCGGGAATCTTGGGTTCGAACCGGCGATTAAGACACTGGTTGCTGCGCTTCAGGGCCTGCCGGAATTGGCGGGTTTCACCATCACAGACAGGCCGCCAGGTCGCCGCGCACTACCGGCAATCCGTGTCGGTCCAGTGAAGCAGGAGCCCTGGTCCACCAACAGCTCGATCGGCGCAAAACTTGATATCACCCTGACACTGGCCAGTCGTACCGGTTCGTTTGCCATGGTCAGCGGTGCCAGCGAGGCCGTTCTCGATCTGATGGCCGGGCCAACGCTGACCCTCTCCGTGGGCACCACCAGCGTGCAAACCGTCAGTGCGGTGCGCCTGGATCATGCTTCAGACCAGAACCTCGAACTGGCCACGCTCACCATCACGCTTTTCATCGACCTTGGCGATGCGCCCTAGCGCTCATCGATCCATCCAATCTGAGGTAAACCCATGACAGCCCAATCTGGTCGCAACCTGCTTTTGAAGGTGAAGAACCCGGCCAACGACACGTATGAAACGGTTGGCGGTCTGCGCACCCGTTCGCTCGACCTGATGCAGAACATGGTGGATGTCACCCACGGTCAGAGCGACGGGCGATGGCGTGAATTGCTGGGCGATGCGGGCCTGCGCTACGGTAAGATTTCCGGCCAAGGGCTGTTCCGCAACGCTGTATCCGATGCCACTGTACGTGACCTATTCTTTGAGGGCAGGGTGACCGACTGGCAGATCGTGGTGCCGCAGTTCGGCACCATCGAAGGCCCGTTTCTGGTGACGGTGCTCGATTATGCCGGTCAGCATGACGATGCAGTCACCTTTGAGATGACGCTGGAATCGGCCGGCGCGCTGACCTTTGCGCAGCCTGTCTGATGGCCAACCCTTATCGCGGTGAAGTCCCGCTGGACCTTGATGGCGTGCCGCACACGCTGCGCCTTTCGCTGGCCGCGCTCGCCCGTTTGGAGCGCGATCTTTCCGCCCCTGACCTTTCCGCTCTGATCACAATGCTGGTGACCGGGAAGACCGGCGCGGGGCAGATGAACCTGGTGCTGCGCGAGGCGTTGCAGGCTGGCGAGGGGATCAAGGCGCGCGAGGCCGAAACGCTGCTTAGCCATGCCCGACCGCTGACCCTGGCGCGCGCCTATGTCGATCTGATGCGCGCAACCTTTGCCGATCAGAATGGCCACCAATCTGATGGATGAACCGACCCTGACGATCGAAGGTATCGTCGCCGCGCTTCTGCGCGCCCGCCTCGCCACATTGGAAACCGTCTGGACGCTCGGCTTTGCCGATGTGCGCCGCGCTGGGCGACTTCTCACGCGCGACAGGCCGGCTGCACCCAGTCGCTGCGACCTCGACGCGCTGATGCAGGCCTTTCCTGACACATCCAAGGACATTGATGATGGAAGATGAAACCGACGCCACCGCGCTGAGCGCTGAACTGCGAACCGAACTTGGCCAGCTTGAAGGCGACATCCTCGATATGTCGGGCACCATCACGCGGCAGTTGGCCAAGGCGATCATCGAGGGGCGCGAGTTGGACAACATCTTGAGCCGTCTGGTGCTCGCCCAGGCCGATAGCGCGATGAACAGCGCTCTGGGTGAAGTCTATTCGCTGGTGGGCAATCTGGGCCAAAGCGTTGTCGGTGCGGTCATGGGCGGCATCACCGGCGGAACCGCGGGTGCGGGTTCCGGTTCGCCAGCCGCCAACATCTTCAATGTCAGCGTCACCGCGCAGGATGCAGCCAGTTTCCGTAACTCCGAAACGCAACTGGCATCCTCCCTGTCGCGTGCCGTGGCGCGTGGCAACCGGGCGCTTTGATCCCTTCTCGCGAGGCACACCATGATCACTCTCTATGCAGGCTTTCATGATCTTTCCTTCCCCGTGCCGGTGGCGCGCGGGGCACGGGTCACCACCCGCCGCCAGACCGAAATCGTCACGCTCGGTTCTGGCCATGAGGAGCGCAACACGCGGTGGAGATATGCCAAGCGCACTTATGATGCTGGTGGCGGTGTGCGCTCGCAGGGCGATCTCTACGCGGTGCAGAGCTTCTTCGAGGCGCGCTTCGGTCAGCTCTACGCCTTCCGCTTTCGTGATCCGCTGGACCATGCCTCTGGCGCGCCGGGCACCACCCCGACCCCGACTGATCAGGGGATTGGAACAGGCGATGGCGTGACCAAAGCGTTCCAACTGGTCAAGACCTACAGCGCCGAACATCCATCCCCGGTGCGCCCAATCAAGCTGCCTGTGGCAGGTTCGGTGCAGGTGGCGGTGGATGGCGTGGTTGACCCGGCTGCGACCTGCGATCCGCTGACTGGATTGGCGACCTTTCCCAGCGCTCCGGCCAATGGGGCGAGCATCACCGCAGGCTTTCTGTTCGATGTGCCCGCCCGCTTCGACAGCGACCGGATCGACATCGACATGACCGCGTTCAAGGCCGGCTCGCTGCCTTCCATTCCGTTGATCGAAGTGTTCCTGAAGGAGAGCCAAGATGCGTGAGTTTCAGGCTGACCTGGCCGCCACACTTGCCAATGGCTGCACGACCTTGTGCCGCTGCGTGCGGCTCACCCGCACTGATGGTGTTGTGATCGGCCTGACCGATCATGATGCACCGCTCGCCTTTGAGGGCACGACTTTCGACCCGGCCGATGGCTTCGAAGCGAGTCAGGAAAGCGCGGCTCTTGGCCCGGTTGCCGGCGAGTGGGACCTGAAAGCCGCCTTCAGCGATGACCGGCTCGACCAGGATGATCTGCTGGCCGGTCGTTTCGATGGTGCGGCGGTGGAGACTTTTCTGGTTGATTGGCGCAACACCGAGGCCCGTGATCTGACATCCTCCGGCACGTTGGGCGAGGTGACGAGCCGTGATGGCGTGTTTCAGGCCGAGGTGCGCGGGCCGTTTGCTGCCTTTGACCGGGTGCGTGGGCGGGTGTTCGCCGCGCGCTGCGATGCCGAGTTGGGTGATGGCCGCTGCAAGGTGAACCTTGATCAGATCGCCCTGCGCATCGAGCGGACGCCAAGCGATCTGCCCGCACCCAACATATTTCATTTTACAGGGCTGGATGCTTATCCGACCAGCCATTTTGATGGCGGCACTGTCCATATCCTTACCGGTGATGCTGAAGGCGCGATCATCCGCATCCGTTCCCATGAACTCCATGATGGTCGTGCTGCCATCACTCTTTGGCACGCGCCGCCCGCACCGATCACCACCACCGATCTGATCCGCGTCACCGCAGGCTGCGACAAGAGTTACCGCTGCTGTGCGCAGAAATTCGACAATGGCGCGAATTTCCGCGGTTTTCCCTTCATGCCCGGTGATGATTTCGCGCTCTCCTACCCCTCCAGCGAGGATGGCGATCTGGATGGCGGGAGCTTCCAGTCATGAGCGCGCGACCGGCTCGCCAGCCACACACACTCTGTCGCAGTGATGTGCTGGCCGATGCGGTGCGCTGGGTTGGCACACCTTACTGCCATCAGGCGAGCAATTGTGGCGTTGGGGCTGATTGTTTGGGCTTGATCGTCGGCATCTGGAATGCTGTTGGCGATGAACCCTTGCAACTCGACCGGCGTGATCAGCGCAGTTGGGCTCAGCATGCCGATGGCGAGCCGTTGCTCGATGGCCTACGTCAGCATCTTAACGAGATCCCGCCGGCCAGCGCCCGACCTGCCGATGTGCTGGCCCTGCGCTGGCGCACGCGCTGGCCGGCCTCTCATCTGGCGGTTCTGATGGAGGATGCCACGATCATCCATGCCTATGAGGGCGGGCGGGTTGTGCGCTCGCATGTAGCTCCGTGGTCGCACCATATCGCCGCCTGCTTCACCTTCCCTTTCATCATCGACGACGGGAACTAGCCCATGGCAACCCTTGTTCTTGGCACCATCGGCAGCGCAGTCGGCGGCACGCTTGGTGGCCCGGTAGGGGCGGTACTGGGCAAGGCTGTTGGATCGTTTCTCGGCAACGCGCTCGATCATCAGCTTTTTGGTCAAACAACGCACAAGCAAGGACCACGCCTTGCCAATCTGGATGTTCAGGCCTCCACCGAGGGTGCAGGCATTCCGGTGGTGTTTGGCCGGGTGCGGCTGACCGGTCAGGTGATCTGGGCGACACGCTTTGAGGAGGTGGCGACCACCACCCGCCATTCAAGCGGCGGCAAGGGCGGTGGCGGTGGAGCGCAATCAACAACCAGCACGAGCTACAGCTATTTTGGCAATCTAGCGATTGGCCTGTGCGAAGGCGCTATCGCTTCGGTCAGCCGGGTCTGGGCCGATGGCAAGCTGCTCGATCTCAACACGGTGACCATGCGGGTCTATCGCGGCAGCGAGGATCAATCGCCCGATCCGCTGATCACCGCCAAGGAAGGCGCGAGCCCGGCGTTTCGCGGCACTGCCTATGTGGTGTTCGAGCGTCTGCCACTGGACAGTTTCGGCAACCGGCTGCCGCAACTCTCCTTTGAGGTGATCCGACCCGTCGCCGGACTGGAGGAGGAGGTGCGCGCAGTCACCATCATCCCAGGTGCCACCGAGTTCGGCTATGATCCGGCACCCGTCGTGCGCTATGAAGGGGCAGGGGTCACGGCCCCGGAAAACACCCATGATGCGACCGCACCCAGCGACTGGGCGGCCTCCTTGGATCAGTTGCAGTCGCTGTGTCCAAACCTTGAGCGCGTGGCGCTTGTCGTGTCCTGGTTTGGCACCTCGCTGAACGCTGCCCAATGCCTTATCGAGCCGCGTGTGGAGCGGCGCGACAAGTCAACGTCCACACCCTGGCTGGTGGCAGGCCTGACCCGCACCAGCGCCAATCTCGTCAGCACCTATGAGGGCAAACCGGCCTATGGCGGCAGCCCATCGGATGCCAGCGTCATTGCCGCCATCAAGGACCTGAAGCAGCGCGGGCTGAAGGTGACGCTG